CATATGATTCTGAACTATACTATTAGTTAATTGAGAATTTTTAATAATTATATTAATTTTGTTACTCTTATTTCCAGTGGTATCTAATTTAAATTGACGTTCGATCCCATCTAATTCATTTCTTTGATCACATGGCAACGACACAATTAAATCCTGCATGTCAATTCCTCTATAAACATGGAAATTAATTTCATTATCTGATAATGCTTTCTTATAGATTTTGAATTGCTTCATGGAAGAATTATCAATAAAATAATAATTTGGTTGTTGTAGATATTTTGACAATGTTTCATTATTATGGAAATATGTATTTCCTACTGTCATATTGTCTCTGAAAATATCTTGGAAGATATATTGCCCTTTTTGGAAATATTGTTTACCCACTTCTTTACCATCACAAAATACAGAAATTTCTCCTTCTAAGCCATTCAATCTAAATGCAAAATGATGAGATTCTGATTGGAATAAATATGTGCTGATTGGTATTTGTAATTTTACCTTTTCTTTATTATTATAGACGTTCTGTAATACAACTTTAAAAACCAATTCGTCTTTTATTGGATATTCATTTTTCAAATAATTATAATTTGTTAAATTGTAATTAATTTTACGTTCATCACCAAAAGGATAATATTCACCAGTTAAAGGAAGAAATGCAGCATAACTTACTGCACTTATTGCATAAGAACTAAGAATATTATTTGCAGTTAGTGTAGAGGTAATTACAAATTCATCTAGTTTTCCCAAAAACATCTGATTAGATGACAATAACTTGGTTCCATTTTTAATATTACCTAAGATAATAGGATATGTATTCAATCCAGAATCTGTATATTCTCTGACATAGTCTACGGACATCAATTGAATTTCGTCATTTGGCATGACCCCAAGTATATTAAAAACACTACTAACCGAAGGAGTTACATTAAATGAATATTTTAAGATACGCTCTTTCGAGAATTTGGATATTTGATTAGTATTATGCAATACATAATAATTCATGTCATCATCTATCAAAAAATCTCTGATTTCTGTAGAGCTTTGTAGAAGTGTGATCTTTATTTGTCTGTCGTAAGATTCCTGAATTAATTTATTGTTATCTTTTATATAAAGAACTGTATCATTAACAAATGGTTTCGGATTATATCCCTCAAATCCATAAACTACATCCTTGTACTCCAATACAGAATAATTCACAGAACTTTTATCTATATTAATAGAAGTTACTTCTTCGGTAGTTGTATCATATCTTTGTACAGTCCCCGATGTACTTGTTAAAAAATAAATATAATTCTTATTATAAGACATTGATACATAGGAATTGGATACAGTTCCCAAAGAATCATATAACACCGAATTAGAATTAAATTTTGTAATTAAGGGTATCATATTATGCTATGTTTATGGTATAAAATGCATCCAAATGATCAGTTCTATACACATCATTTATTTTTGAATTTAGAACCGTTTCTTCATTTGTCAAAGAAGCGATATCTAAGTTTTCGAAATTCGTATTGAACATATATAACTTCTTTCCTGATTGCACCATGATGAATGGTGTTATTTTTTGATCGTCTAATAATGCAATACCTTTATCATTTAAATTTCCAAATATTTGATGCCCGAATCGTTTAGACCAATCATCGGATTTCAACCAGAATGCTATAGTAAATTGATGTTCGTCATTTATGGGTTTGTAATCTTGAAATAAACAATATGAATCATTATTGAAGATATATTCTATTTCTTCAAAATCGGTTTCTGTGAAATAGATGGTCGCGTCTTTTCCATTTATAAAATCCAAACCATTTTTTATCACCATACTACTCAACGAATTTATTATGGATTTTACATAAACATCACCAATTCTGTGATAGATGTATTCACTATTGGGAAGTATTGTGAGATCACTTCTCTTATCAAAATACGATATTCCATATAATGCACTTTTTATAGTTTGAGGCGAATTTTCATATTCCTCGTCTAATGTATTGTATATATCTGGAACATCATAGTATTCAGATGCCGATAATTTAGTGTGTAGTAAATTATCAATAGGATCTATGTATGTATAATTAAAAGAAGTGGATAAAGCTGCCGCATATGAGGTCTTTTCAGGGTGATAATACCTGTCCAGCCATGTCGATCCACCGTTTCTATCTTTGTGTAACCAAGAACATAAATATTCTCCTTTATATCCGTTCATTTCGGATTTTCTTTGGAATATCTTGTCGGATAAATATGGATTTTCTCCCGCAATCGCACCACGATAATTCCATTCCAAATCATTAATGTTAATTTGTGTATATGGATAGATGCTCTCAGGAGTTTGAAATATTGTGTATTGGTCTTTTGCTAATTTATAATCTGCATTATAAAATTCATAACTCAAGGTTATTGAATAATCTCCTTTTTCTTGATCATTTCCCGTGAATAAACCAAAGTAATTTCTATTATCTACTACAGGTACATTACTATTTGCTTTTTCTAGATAATCTGAGCGATAATTATAATTTTTATGGGTATTTTGATTTTTTAGATTTAAAATATTTACATTAATCGTATCACCAGTGATATAACTGTATTGAGTAGTTATTAAGTAATTATTTTCTAAATTAGATCTGCTTTTAAATGGATCTACATCGTATGCATTTTTATGAAAAGGATTATATGATGCCCAAGAAGTGTTAATTTTAGGTTCTAGATATTGAAGATAATAATTTACATTAAAAGCATGTTTTTTGAAATTATATATGGTGGGTGATAAGGCAAGATCCGAATTAGTTACGATCACCGAAGAAGCCGAACGGAATAAATTTAATTTGTTATTTTCTTTATCTAAAATATAATCAAAAATAGTGGTTGATAATGGAGAAACAGTTAAGCTAAATTGGTTGTTTTGTAGATTTAAATAATGTGTTATTCGATTTTTGTCTCTGTGTGATATTCTGGCTTTTAAATTTTCGGCACTTAATGTAACAAGAAATATAGTATCAATTGGATCTACGAATTTTTGATTTTTTGTGGTGAAATGATAGGAAATGGCAGTTCCGCTAACGGCAGACATCGTCAGATACAGCCCATTCGAATCACTAATAGTAGTATTGAACGATGATACGTCTAAATTAGTTTCCAATTTTTCAAATTGGATAAAATCCGTCAATTTTTGTTTATTTGACAGATATAATGCAGAATAATTATTAATTTTTCTATCGGAAAGATTTCTTAAATGATTTTCTTTGTAAAAAGAATAGCCTTCTTCAGAATTATCCAATACAGATATAAATTTAATGTCCGCATCTCCTACATATGAGGTCGATAACGGATTTGAATTAGAATTTAAATCAACAATTTCCACTAAATTATTTAACAATTAAGTTCAGATTGTCGCCTTTTGCCGTATCTAGCATTAAAAATAGAAAATTGGCCGAATTGTCCACAAATTGTGTGGATGCCACTGTTAAATTCTCATAGTTCGAGTAAAATGACTCTTTTGAAATTCTGATTGGTATTTGGTATGCAAATTTAGAAAATATTAAATTTGTGATGTATATAGTTGGATAATACATCACATTATACGTCTCGGAATCTGGGTAATATTTATGTTTAATTAAATTTAATTCTAATTTATTCGGTTCTGTATGTGAAAATCCAGACACAAACAAAGGAGAACCATCATTAAAATCTATTTCTATTTTAATGATGGGGTATGTAATTCCAATTAAATTGGAAAAATCTATGACTAATTCAGTCTCTCCTTTGAAAAACTGAGTAGAATATGTATATCCAGCTCCAGCCAAACTTTCTAATTTGTAATATGCTTCCATAATTAATTCAGGATTAAAGTTCCGTCGTTGAAATACCGACTAGTATTATTGGTGATATCATTGAAACGAATAGAATTGTCTTCTAGAGATGGATTATCGTAAAAATTTATAGTTCTAAATGTTTCTGGTGCTGAAAAATTATATAAAGTAACTTTTTGATTGAAAATTTCAATTCCGTTGTAATTAAAATCCATTCTATATATGTAAGCGAATTCATTTTCATCTTCAACTGTTGCTACCACACTATATAAATTATTTCTGGTGTTATATGTTAATAAAGGTTGATTTATTCGAATTAATTTTATCGAATTTATCGTAGCATCATTCTGATATGAACTTAATGGGAAATTTGATTCTATTTTAGTTTTGATTGCGGTATTATAATTGATTTTGTATATTGTGGGTATTATCGAAAAATTATTAGAGTCTGTGTTGTAAGCTGATAGAGTTACTGCCATGGCATAATCTTTATTTTCAAATATAAATGGATTTGATACGTTATATAAATAATTTAATGAGATTCCAGAACTTAAGAAACTATTACTGGTTCCAGAATAAACGAATTTATCAGTTTCGTATTGAACCTTTTCAAAAATTACACTATCTTTTGTCCTTATCCAAAGGAAATCATTATATAAATTAAAATCAATAATTTCATTAAAATTATCTTGATATTTATTATCAAATTGAATTGCCAAAGCAGAAGAAAGATGTGAAATATTCCCAGAAACAATATCTTTTATGTAGATAGTTCCAAAAGAATTTCTTAGTTCAAAAGAATTTATATTATCATCTTGTATTCTTTCGGCTGATAAAGTTTTTGAAGTTGGCGTGGTTTGATTAATTACGAAATTTGTTTGAGAATTAAAATCAAATTCCTCTTCACAAACATCTGTGATATATCCAGCATCAAATTCTTTATATTTTATTGATGATAAGATATAATTATAGGAAAAACTAGGATTGAAACTTTCAATTAATATTGGATTTCCGTCTAATGTATTTTCTGGTCTGGGAATTAAATTATTAGGTACTGGTAAATTAGAAAGTTTGTTTAGATCTATGTCGAATAATTCTGTTGTTATTTGATTTCTATCCAACATCAATCCTTCTACATACATGTAGCCCTCATACAATCCTCTTTCCATCAACCCTTTATAGAATCCACCGATTCCTCCTTCGATTAAAATATTGTAATAATAATCAGATGCCCATACATTAGGTTTTACCCAAGACAGATTTGATGCATACACTTCTTGAGGAAGAAGTTTATTATCAGAAAATGTAATCGGACCTCCGTCATAATCTTCGCAGACAACACTAGAAACTTCCGCCACGAAACTATTGTCAATTAAATTCTTTTTTGATTTTGGCTTGAATAAACCATATTGATTTCCATAGATATCGGTTGACCATTTCGTCAGAACACCAATGTCATATAGTTCAGAAAAATTTGTTTTAAGTCCTTCTTTGCCTAGATTGAAATTTACTGATAATTGATTTCTAGAAAAATAAGCATAAAAATCTTGAGAATAAGGATTTGAATTAATATCCCCATTTACAGAATAACAACTTTCATTTTTAACTGATCTGGTATAATCGGCAATGTGAATTAATGGATATTCGGAATTATAAGTTCTTGATAATCCAGAAGTATTTCCATATCGATCAGGATCGGGAAATATATAAAGTTTGTTTGGTTCTAATTTAGAGGAATCTATTTTGTATTTCTTGTCTGGAACAGAATAATATAGAATACTATTTTTTTCTGGTGTGAAAAACAAACCGATTCTTCGGCATGACTGAAGATCGGATTCTTCTTCTATTGTAGCTGTTGTAGGAAAATGTCTATTCAACAAATTTCCTGAAGGATTGTCTGCTTTGAATAAAATTGCAGAAGTTACATCAGTAATTGTTGATCCTGTTGTTATGTAATAGAAATCAGAACCAATATATTTTTTAATTAAAGAATCTTTTAACTTTACTAATCTTTCCGCTTTTGGTTTATTGTCATTTACAATGTTGTAAAGTTTATCGTCGGGTTTACAATTAAGATCAACAGAATTTATATCATAATTGATTGTAAAAATTCTTCCGAACTCAACCAAAAATGTTCTGGTTTTTTCAAACAATTGATTTTTTACTGCTTCTGTAAAATTTATGAAAATATTAGCATCAATCGCATTTATGTTCGAAGAATATAATGTTTTTCTCAGTTCTGTTTTTACATCATAAGTATCATATGATACATCTGGATCATTATCTAGATAACTTGTATACAAGTCGTACAATTCTTCGACCTCAATATTTAAATCAGATAATAAAATTTCTTCGTCTACTAATTTTTGATATGTTCCGACTTCTATAACATCAGAGAACACAACATCAGTAATTGTTTCAAAAATTGATTTCTCCAAACTTGTTGGAGTTCCTTTAATTTTATTTTTAGAGATTTTATGCTTTAATTTTTGTCTTTTTGTAGAGTAGAAATCACAAATTTCTCTTATTTTTCTGGAATAAAACGGAATTATGATATCTACATCTAATTCATCAGTAAAATCTACGTTTGCTAGGAATCTCTTTTCATCGATTGTGGTATATTTTAAAGTTATATCCCTTAAAAGCTGAGTATACCTTTCTGTTATCGATTGCTCTATCTGTAATTCCGTGTTTTCTTTTTTGAGATTCCATTGTTTTATATATTCCACATACAAATCATTCATTTGTAATGGAGATAAATTTTCACTTATATATTTTAAGAAATCGAAAAACGAAAATGGAAATATTGAATCCAAATAGTCTTTTTCTTCGACATTTGGGTTTACAATAGAATATAAAGGTAAGATTTTTGAAAAAACAAAAGATTCCGACACATTAATTATTTAATTACTCCGGTGCCTTTTGCCAAAGCATATGAGATCATATTTTCTCTTATTTCATTCCACTGATCAGAAGAACTAAGATTTTCGCTTATGGTTGTATATTTATCCGACCAGTTAATTAATCCCTCGGTCTGATTATAATCAAATTCTTTCACATATTCATAGAAAGAGTAATATCTAGATACATTTTCTTTCGAATATACATCAGGAAGAACCAATCCCCAGCCCCAATATGGATGATAAGAACTCAATGCATACGTTTTGATCGTAGGGTCGATGAAATGTATATATCCGGTGCTTAATAAATCCGTATCGATTACAGTATAGGTTTCGCTGAACTTTTCGTATGCAATAATATCTTTACCCGCAGTTAATATTGATGTGAGAAAATTTAATTCAGCACCTTTGTTTATACCATAAAGCACAACGCCTCCGTTAGCACGAATTTGTTCGTTATAATATCCACGATCATTAAAGTTTTGGCTGAATAAGTTTCTACTTCCTTTTAATTTTGAATATGTAACCGAAAACATATCAATCAATCTAGTCAATTCAGCAGGAATACCGATATTTGAATCATTGAATGTATAGAAAATTTCATCCATCATTTCATACATTGCTTTTAAGGCATCCACATTACAAGTATCAATATTAATTACATTATCTGTGAAATTTGCAATTTTTTCGTAAATCAATTTACCCATTTCGGTGGGTTTTGAAGATAATGTACCAACAGAAGCACCAATAAAATCAAATACACTTGTTGTATCTAATAAGTAGTCTTGGAAACGATAAGATTTGATCTGTTCTTTTGGATCAAAGTTTTCGTTTACTTTTCGAATATCATATCTACCAGAATTTGAATAATATATTGAAAAATTATTACTATCTCCTCGTATTATAGAATCACCTGCTGTGATATGTCTGTATTTGTTGATATGCCTGAATCCATTCCAATCTCCGTATGCATTAACTTTATCTTGTATCCGCATTGGATTAAATGACCCAACACTAGACAAAATTAATTGAGCTTCGGTAAACGGTTTTGTATCTGTATCTGCATTGAAATAATGAATTGATTTACTATAATTATCAACTACCAATATAGTATTATCTGTTGTGCAAGCAATTCCTTCTAAATTACTTACATAATTATCTGGGCTGTTTTGTGAATTAGAATTTAAAGAAAAAGTACTGACTGCATTAGTCGTGGAATTTATCTTAACTACTTCGTTTATATTTCTAGTGGTCCAAATATTTCCTTGTGCATCTAAAGTAATATTCCATAAACTTCCACTAATTGGATAATATGTAACTACTCCACTATCAGTAATTTTTATAATTTTATCATTTTTAGCAGACAAAACTTTTGTTGCGGTAGATAGATCTTTAACAACACCCCATAAATTATAATTTAAATCAGTAATAATTTCTGTGGATTCGTAATTTGGAGTTAATACTATCGTAGAAAGTACAGTTCCAGTCGTATCGTATTTTTCTATGAAAGAAGATAATTGATTTGAGTATGAAACCCAAACATTATTCTTTTTATCTGTGTCTACTGAAGCAGGTGTTATGGTATTTTCATAATTAATAGTGTTGTTCGCAAATGAAGGAACAATAACACTATCAATCAAATTAGTAACATTGTTTATTCTAACTGTACAAACAGAATCATATAAAGTGACCCAAACATTTCCATATTGATCACTGGCAATATTTGAAGGTGACGAATTAGCAGGAATATTGAAATTATTATATACCAATTTCATGGTATCTGCTTCATATTTGGTTATTTTTTCTCTATCAGCATCGACTACCCATGCATAAGCGATAACGCTACCATCGCAATTACGTTTATAAGTAACACAAGAAGAATAAATTCCAGACAATCCCGATGTATTATAGATTTTATCATCTATAATTTTTTTAGTGGTATCATTTGTGTCTATTCTTACTCGCAAATTATGAATATAATTTGATTGAGGTTCTCCTATAATCGAATATGTTGTGTCAATTGTATATAATTCACTTAAATTAAGATTTGCTTTTGCATAGATATGCACATTCTCAATTTGTTTATCATAAGTAAGATAACCCTTGAAATAACCTCCATACATTTGAGATGAAAGTATTCCAAAATTAGAATAAAAATTCACATTGTTTACTGTTTGATTTTTATCATCTTTTAGTTCCAAATATACCTCGTATGGACCGGGATTGATATTATTAGTGTATGATAAAGTCTTGCTATATTTAGAATTTGTAACGCCTCCACATTCATTTACATCTTTTACTTTGACTACGAATGGAATTTTTTGGTTTGTGTATTTTTCTTGATATATATCAAAAGTATGGATTCTATTTCCATCATTATCATCATCAATTCCATTCGAAGTGATAGTAAGATAACTTGGATTTAATTTTTCAATAATAACCGAAAAAGAATTAGAATTAGATATATCATTCAGTACACTAAAACTATTATTTGGATAATTCTTATCTAGAGAATCGAAATCCACAAATTTTGTAGTATCAAAAGTTGCGTATATTGTTGCTGCTACACTTTCATATACATTATTAATTAATTTTGGAATATCATCAATATACCAAAATACTTTGCTGCCAGAAGTTCCTGCAAAACAAGCACCTGTATCACCTTTATCACACAAAACAAGATTATTTGAACTATCTAATTTGAAATATATTTCATCATTTGTAGTTTGGATGTCATTGATTGGAAATCTTTCTTCTTTTTGTGTTAATGGATTAACAATAAACGATTCAAAACGAGATGATGGCTTTAAATGCCCCCATTTATCCTTTTCGTATGCATCTACATCTAATATCGGAGCAGTATTTCCGCTGACAAACAAATTTATAGTATAACCGTCCGCAGAAAGCATAGGATATGTCTGCCAACTATTAAATCTATATATTTCATAAGGATTTTGTAGTGTTCCTGATTCAGTTTTATTGTTAAATCCAGAAAGAACCAAAGTATCGGAAATGATATCCTTAACTAAGATGCTTTGTGAGAAAGAATCAACAAATCCACGTCCACTAGTTCCTAAAACATAGCATTTTACGTTATACCAACCGGGATATTTGAAATTATGTACGGCTGTTACTGATTCTGAGGTAGTGCCATCACCAAAATCCCATAATATTTTCTGTTTTGAGAATTGATTGGTATTACCATCGTCGAATACTGGTATAAAAGTAAACGGAGTTATAGGTAATGTATAACCACTTGTTGTTGGTGATGCGGTGTGGTCTAAAGTATTGAACCAAATATATCGATGAAAATCATCCATGATTAAACTACCTCAATTTTATTGATTAAATTTGAAATTTTGTAAAAGAATGGGAATTGAAAATACTTCAAGGCCGTATTCTGTGCTAGCGATTCCACAGTAGATTCTGGATATAAAGGATTCCAATACACAAAATTTAATTTAGATGTTTTATATTCAATATTATTATTGGTACGCACTGTTTCTAGTGCCTTCACTCCATTTAAATTTAAAATATCAAAACTTAATTGAGCTAAATCTAAAAATTGCCCCAAATTGTTGTTTGATTGACTGAAGAAATTTTTAATATAATTAAATACCGAACTCTTTATCTGTTCTTTTGAGATGATTTGATCAGTTGAACGTGTTATACGAATTTTTGTTTCGTCTCTGATATCCGAAGTAAAATTAAGTTCGCTTAATAATGGTAAACCTATGTCAAATGCCAGATAAACTGGATCATTTATAACAATATTTTGATTCACCATCTTAACTTCATTCAATTTATCAACAATCGATTGCTTCTGAGCAAAAAATAACTCGATTGGAGTTGTTTCATTCTGAATTGCTCCTAAACGAGGCACTCCAAAGATATAAACATTGTTAAAATCACATACATCATTGAATGATATTTGATTAAACAGCAATTTATCATCTAAATTTGGACGCTGTAAGCCCAAATCATAATAATATGCCAAATATTCCGAAGTATAGGTCTTGTTTGATACTGCTTTTACACTCTGAATGATATTTGAGAAGTTTTTTTCAACAAAAGATTCGAAATCATTCGTCGTCACAGTTCTATTTTGAGCCGAGAAGATCAATGGAGCATTTTTCCTTATGGAATCAACCCCTTCCATGTATGTAGGTGACACAGAAGCATACATATTATCAAATTTTAGATTCAGACACTGATCCGCAGTCATGTAATCAGACTTATCATCCGTATCATTTGATATTTCTCGGAAGAATGGGCTGTTGAAAAGAACTAATTTACCCTGTTGTGCAGTTTTAGACCCTACAATCCCCTTAACTCCATCACTTTCAAGGTAATAAATCTGTACGTAATCTCCAGTATTTAAAGTTTTTCCATTTACACCATCACCAAACTTGATATCGTAGTGTCCATATTCATTTAGACGCTTCTCGAATACTTTAGAAATGTTATCTGCTAGATATAAACTGCCAATTTCAGTCCATTCCGACCACATTTGTGACTTGTAATCACGCACATACACAAATATATTGGTTTCGTCAATCATTTTACTTGAATTCATATCAACGGGATAGTCGATATTCAAGGTAAATTGCTCGTTTAGCTCACCAATAGCGGTATAAAGTGGGTATTCCCTAAAAACTCCTTGATATGCCAAATTATTAGCACCTATGGATTCAATATATTCGGTTCCTGTGCTAGTTTTTTGAAAAGTAATATCTTTGTTAAAAGAATATGTTATATTTTGTATCGTAAAGTTGGAAAACTTTCTTATTGTGTAAGATTTTGGTGATATTGTTTCATTTGCACTTACAGAAACATTTAAAGTTGCCGTATGATTTCCAGTTGGCTTATATCCAATAATGGATACAATTTTATTCATGTTTTCCAAGATATCAGCTTGAGTAAACATGGAATTTGATGCTGTCTGATTAAGATAAAATAATAAAACGTGATATGTATAAGCTACAACATCGGTCAATCCATTAATATTGCTGCCTTCGTAATCAATATCTGGAAAAAGACCGCTAGCCTTTAAACGATTGGTGATCAATTGTTTGAGACTAGTCGCATCAAATGCCGCATAAGCATTTCTTGGTAAATTAAATTCAGAAAATGTTGAAGTGCTCATTATTGTGTTTTGTATATGTATCCAGTTCTGCCTAAAGTTCCAAAAATAGTCATATTATGAATATTTAAAGTTGTAATGCTGTAATAAACATTTATATCAAATTCATTCACATCTTCCAAAATTGTTATATAAACATTTGTAATTTTAACTCGTGGTTCAAACCTTCTAACTTGACCATAAATTTTTCTTTGTATTTCTTTTGCTACTTCTATCGTAGCTGGTTCGAAAATATATTGGCGTAAATCCAAACCGTATTCTGGATTTAGTATTTTTTCGCCGGGAGTTGTCGTGAATAAATTATAAAGTGAATTTTTAACTGCATTCAAATCATAATCTATTTTAAAGTCATTAATTTCGGATTTTTGAAATAAATTATCGTTAATATTATAATTATCTTCAAGATCCAAATGTAGATCAGCATAAAGATAACTTCTTCCACCATTTGTGGCTTCAGGAAGTCCGTTTAATGTTATTGATCCCATGAAAATTATTTAATCTTTGGGCTAAATAATCACATGGAGAAAAAGTTTCTAAAACTTGTTGAATCAAATATAACTCGTGCCACTCGTGGTGGGTTTCTTGTAGGTGATTATGTAGAATTTTTAAAAAACTACAAAACTCACAAAGAATTTAAGAATTTACACGATGAAATTAAAGATGCTATCGAAGAACTAGTCTCCTGTGGTCTTCATGTTCGTGTTGTGGGCATAAACGACATGATTCCTTCTCGTTACCCCGGAAATCCCGAAACAATGAATGGAATTACCACATTAGTGGTCGCCTCAGATCAAACTGGTGGTCGTCGATACAATAATGTTATTATTCCTAGCTGTTTGGTTAAAATTAAGAACTTTTATCCAAACTATGCTCCAATTCCAGATCAATTCAATTACGATAACAAAGAAATCCTTTCACCCGTAGAATTGAAACAGGTGAAAGGTGAGCATGGAACCTTCGAAATGGTTGTTCCTAAGAAAGAAAACGGTAAAAAGAAGGATTCCTATACCGTAAACTACTTAGTTGACCTGAAATAACTTAGATAAATGGACAAAACATGCAAAAGCATTGATTTCAATGTCCATAACAAACGAATGACGGTACATATATTCTGAAATAATCAGAATTGCCTCTTTCTTTTTCAAAGAATCCAACGGTTTATCGTAAATTTCGTTCAATAACGACTTTAAAAGGTTGTGGTAGTCTGATTGAAATACAGATTCGTGTGAAATAATGTATCTACGAAGATCTGTTACGTCAGATTCCTTTAATTGTGATAGAATTTCTTGTAAAAATTCATTTGGAAGCGCAGAATTCTTGATATTGAGCGTTCCACTTAATGAATATTTCTGTAATTCGTTAATAGTTTTTCTAAAATCTGGTGTATTGGCCTTTACTAGATTTTGAAATAGAGGAATTTGATCATTTGGAATGACGATTTTCTCTTTTGCTAAAATTGTGGCACAATGTTTTGCAATATCTTTCGCAGAATGATCGAAATTAAGCGTTTGACATCTACTTTGAAGAGCGGGAATGATTTTATGCTTATAATTCGCTGTTAAAATGAAACGAGTATTGTCTGCATACTGCTCCATGGTGTTCCTTAAAGCTCTAGCCCCACTTTCCGTTAAAAAATCTGACTCATCCAAGATAACAACTTTAATCCCACCATCAAAAGATTTTGTTTGAGCAAATCCAATAATCTTGTGACGAATAGTATCAATACCATTTTCGTCGGAAGCATTGATATAAAGATAATCACATTTTAAAATGTCATTTACAAGGATCTTTGCTACCGATGTCTTACCAGTCCCCGGAGTGGAAATAAACAAAAGATGTGGAATATCTTTGGCTTTTTTATAAGATTCTAAAATTTCTCTTGTTTCATCTGATAAGCAAATGCTTTCTAAGTTCTGTGGTCGGTATTTCTCAACCCAAAGTGTGTTAAAATCCATATTATCGTCCAGAAGAACCAAATCCTTTATCACCACGAGCAGTTTCGTCTTTAGTTTCCGCCCAGCAAGTCTCAGGTTCTAATAATTTATATACTACAAGTTGTGCGATCCTATCACCTTTCTTAACTGTATAAGAAATGTCGGTATTGTTAATAAGAGATGCGCCAAGCTTTCCACGGTATGCCGTATCCAAAACCCCAGAAAACGCAGTTATGCCATGTTTAAAGTACAAACCGGAACGAGATTCAATTTTAACCCAATATCCCGGTGTGATGTATCCAACATCCAATCCAATCTGGACTGTTTTTGTGCTGTGTGCTGGAATTTCCACATTTTCTACTGAATAAATATCGTATCCCGTATCACCAACCAATGGTTCTTTGTTATTTCTTTCAGGAAGCTTTGCATCTTCATGAGTTTTTACAAAGCAAATTTTAATTTGTTCTTGCATAAGATCGAATATAAACAGGAACCATCTAGTAAGCAACCAAAATCGTGTTAAATATTGCTATGTCCAATGATTCTGAAGTTGATGATACAGTAGATTCTATTTTAAATCAATTAAAAACGGTTCCCACTGTTGCCAAGAAAGCCGAAGAAACATTTTCTGATGTAACAAAAGAAAATTTAGAAAAGTTTATTATTCAATATACCAGCAGATTGGTTGAAAATGCCACAGAGTCTGTGGAATATATTAAAGACAATGTTCAAGCTGCTCCTACTGCTGAAGATGTAATTTCATTGGCTGAACTTATTAAGTCTACGTCCAGCGCAATTGAAGTTTTAAATAAATTTGTCATCAACAAAGACAAAATTAAAAACTCTGTCAAGATTAAAGAAATGGACATTGCCAGCAAACGTGAAGAACTCGAAGTCAAAGCAACCACAACATTTTTAGCCTCACGAGAAGAGATCATGAAGCAATTAATGAATAA